CGCAGAAGCACAACCGCCCGAATTACCAGGCGAGAGCAGTGCATCTCGAGGTGAGAAAGTAATGGATGTTACTAATATGACGGAAGAAGAGTTTGATGCTCTTCCTGCCGGAACGTTAGCTAGACTTCGTGGGGATATTATATAGAGGTAAAAATTATGCCAACTGTAAAAGTAAATGGTAAGACAAAAAAGTTTGCTTACACGAAAAAAGGTAAAAAACAAGCTGCAAAAGCTCGTGCGTCAGCAAAAATAAAACGCACAGGGAGATATGCATAAAGGTTTGTTTTTTACAAAACTCGTGGTAGTATTTGATAAATCCGTGTGTCTTTACGATAGATAGGCCGTGTCGAACACGTAAATAACGTTATCGTCTACTACAGACGTTAAACCTGTCGAGATCGCGTCTCGTTAATAAGCGCTAAGTCGTCGCTCCGCGATAGAGAGCAACGGTTTAGCCGCACCTAAAGTCGGCTATGGACAGGCTTCGGCCTGATTTTTAATACGCATAGGAGGCCACAATAATGGCTTTAACTAACTTTGCGTCGCTGACTAGTAACCAATTAACAGCGTGGAGTAGAGACTTCTGGCGTGTCGCTCGGAACATGAGTTTCGTGAATCAGTTTGCAGGTAGTGGATCAAATGCAATGGTTCAACGGATCACTGATCTTACAAAATCCGATAAAGGCACAAAAGCAGTAATCACGTTGTTGGCTGATATGACAGGCGACGGTATTACAGGTGATAACACTTTGGAAGGTAATGAAGAAGCTTTAAGAAGCTACGACATTACTATCGAGCTTGACCAGCTGCGTTTTGCAAATAGAATCGCGGGTCGTCTTGCCGATCAGAAGAGTGTTGTTAATTTCCGTGAGAATTCCAGAGATGCATTAGCATATGCAATGGCTGACCGTATGGACCAGCTTGCATTCCTAACCCTCTCAGGAGTTGCTTACACTAATAAAACCAGTGGTGCACTTCGTCCCACTAATGTCTCTGCCGGACACGATTTGGTAGATCTTGAGTTTGCGTCAGATGTAGCAGCGCCAACTTCAAATAGACATAGACGCTGGGACGCATCTACTAACTTGACAGCTGCCGACGTTACAGCCGTTGCTGCTGCAGATACAATTGCTTACAAAGCAATCGTTGAACTCAAGGCATATGCTAAGGATAACTATATCCGAGGCATTAGAGGTGCTGGCAATCAAGAGATGTATCACATGTTTGTAACACCACAGCAAATGGCTGATCTTAAGCTTGACTCAGATTTCCTTGCTAACGTAAGGAACGCTGGTGTAAGAGGACCAAGTAACCAATTGTTCTCTGGCACTTCAAGCTTGATGGTTGATGGCGTAATGGTTCACGAATTCCGTCATGTTTTCAACACAGCTAATGCAACAAGTGGAACTAGCTCTAATGCTGGTGCTGCTGGTTACAAGTGGGGTGCTAACGCTGATGTAAATGGCGCTCGTGCTCTGTTCTGTGGTGCTCAGGCCCTTGCTATGGCAGATATCGGTATGCCGGAAGTTGTTGAAGACACTTTCGACTACGAGAACCAATCTGGTATCTCTATTAGTAAGATCTTCGGCTTACGTAAGCCTAAATTCAATTCAGATTACAACGGGTCTACTGAAGACTTCGGCGTAATTTGCCTTGACACAGCTTACTAAGGGGGGCTTAAAAGATGGCTACATTTACTTCTGGGGCTATTGATGGAAATAGCTCGTTTAAGAACTTCCCTCAAGGTAACGTAGGTTGTCGTACTGCTCAATATACTGTTACAGCTGCTTTGGCAGGTAGTGACATTATTCAGATGTGCGATGTGTTTGCAGGTGAAACTGTAGTTGGCGTTATGCTGACTACTACTGATCTCGATACCAATGGCTCTCCAGCTATTGTTCTCGATGTTGGTTATGGTGGCGACGCAAACGGCTTGATCGATGGTTCGACTATCGGACAGGCTGGTGGTACAGCTAGTTCATTTGCAATTGGTAATGCAACGCATGGCTCTACAGCCACTGCGCCTATTACCTTTACCTCTGACGACACAATAGATGTCACCGTGGCAACAGCTCCAGGTACTGGCGCTACTTCTGGCACGGTAACAATGTATCTATTTGTTATCTAACCGAATCGCCCCCTTTTCGAAGGGGGCGTTTTCCTAAAAGGATTACTTAAATGCCAAGAAAATTATCAGAATTCCAAGGTAGGTTTGCAGCAGCTGAAAAAGCTGGCTTAAAAACATTTACCTACAAAGGGAAAAAATACACCACTAAAAGGGCAGATAAAACCAAGTACGGCGGTAAAAAACCCAGTAAGACTACTGTAAGTAGATATAATAGAAAAACTTATGCTGATGAGCATGGTAAACCTAGGTATGGAAAATCTTCTACAACAAAAAAGGTAACAGGCACAAAGCCAAAGGTAAAACCAAAGGTAAAGCCAAAGGCTAAAAGTAGAAGTAAGTATGGTAGCGGTATGAAAAAGAAGCCCTGCCCTTAATATTATAAAGTGAGACATTATTATGAAGATACTAAGTGATAAGGATATCCGCGTTGCTACTTTACATGGAGCAGTGATTCTTTTCCAAGCAGGTGTTGAAAAAGAAATCTCTGATGAGATTGGATTACTTGCTGTACAGATGGGCGCAAAAGAGGTAGGAAAAACATCTGGGCAAGATATTAAAGTGGAGTTAGAAGATAGTATAGAGTCTGACTCTGACCCTTTGTTTGAAGTTATGGTTAATTTAATTAAGGAAGGTGATCCAGATAATTTTAAGGTAGATGGTACTCCTAAAGCCGCTGTTATTAATAAGCTGGTAAAACGTACTGTTAAAACAGATGAACGTGAAAAGGTATGGCAAGAAGCCTTGAACGCAGGGTAATTAGATGGCAGTTACTGTAGCTAGTGTTTTATCTAGAGTAGATGCGGTTTTACAAGATACATCAAATATTCGGTGGCCTGATACTGAGCTTATCTTATGGGTTAATGATGCCCAGCGTGAAATAGCTCTTATAAAGCCAGACTCTACAGCAACTGTTGCTACTGTTACTTTAGCTGCTGGTACAAAGCAGAGTATACCTAGTGGCGGTAATAGATTATTAGATGTAACACGTAATATGTCGGCCGCAAGTAGTGGTACAGGGGGAAGAGCTATACGGCTTGTTTCTAGAGATTCTTTAGATGCTCAAAATCCCAGTTGGCATGACCCGACAGTTACAGGGTCAGCAAAACATACTACTGTAGTGAAGCACTACACTTATGAGGATGACAACCCTCGAACTTTTTACGTATATCCAGGTGTAAGTGGTAATGCGTATATCGAGTTAACTTATTCTGCTAATCCGGCCACAGTAACTGCTTCTGATAATTTGGGCGTTCCTGATATCTACGCTAATGCAGTTATGAATTTTGTTTTATATATGGCATATATGAAAGAAGCAGAGTTTGCTGAGAATGCTGAACGAGCAGGGTCGCATTACCAGTTATTTACTGCAACTGTAGCGGGTAAAGGACAGCTTGATGCTGCAACTAGTCCTAATCTTGATCGGCGCCCTAATCCAACAGCAGTAGCAGCAGGATAACTATATGGCTAATACGACTTATGAAAGTTTATTACCAGAGCTTATTCCTATGGTTCCAGGGTGTCCTGACTTGCTAATTGAAAATGCAGTAAGGTCTGCAACGATTGAATTATGTGAAAAAGCTGGTGTATATAAGAAAGAGTTAGATGTTATTACAACTACCGCGCAGATCTATGAATATGATTTAGAACCGCCATCTGGAACTGCTGTTCATAAGATTAATTGGGTAACGCATAAAGGTATTGATTTAGAGCCTTTATCAACTTCTTTACTTGAAACACGGAAACCTAAGTGGAGAGAAGCTGCATATGCAGGCACCCCTGAGTATTTTGTTAAAGTAAGTCAATCATTATTTTGGCTAGTACCAGTACCAAACGTGACCACAACTTCTAGCACATACGTACATGTACAGCTAAAACCAACGCATTCATCAACAGCTTGTGAGTCTGATGTTATGAATGATTATAGAGACGCAATTATTACTGGGGCAGTATTTCGTTTACTTCGTATGCCCAGTAAAGATTGGACCGATTTTGCAGGAGCGCAAGCCTATGGCACTTTCTTCCTTAAAGAAGTTGAGCTTGCCGAAAATAGAGCGCGTAATGCAGATACAGCCATAGCAAGGAGTGTAAAATATGGAGGAATACATAAAGCCTATAGTCTCCCAAGACGTAAATACGGGCCAAAGCGAATATAGTCTTGATGAACCTGTCTTAGCGAATATTAGGGAACATTGGGATTGGGTTAGAGAAGGGGTTGTTGAGACACTAACAACAGACCCACAAACAGGAGTTATGCCGGAAGATGTATTTGCGGCGTGTGTAAATAACCAAGCTCATCTTTGGGTATTTGAAGGTGGGTTTTTAGTAACAACGGGGACAACGGAAACTTATTCTAATGAACGTATATTACTTTTATGGATCGGATGGACTAAAGAGAGAGGTCGTAATTTGGCCTTGGCTTACCAACCGTTTTTTGAGAAACAGGCGAGAGACGCTGGGTTTTCTGCGTTGGAGTTTCGAACAACTGTTAAAGAGGTTGGGGAATATGCTGAAGCCGCGAATTGGACAAGACGAGAGACCGTCTATACGAGTAGAGTGTAATGGGTAGTTCACCAAGCCAACAAGACTATGCACCGAGTGAAGCCGAAAAAGCATCTGCATCTGTTGCTATGGCAGAGCATAACTATTTTAAAGAGAAATATGATCCTTTACTTCGAGAGATGCGCGACATATCTAAAACGGCTGA